TTCCTAGAATGGGCGGCATGCTGCTCAGGCTGCTGCCCCTTGTCGTGCTCGTCGCGTGCTCAGACGCCGGGCCGTCATTTCCGAAGGCAACGGCAGCCGAACGCGCAGACGCTGCGCAATCAGCGCTCGCGAAAACCCCGACCTTGCGCTCGTACCACTACGACCGCGGCGAGCTCCTGGTCTTCGATGTGCCCGTGCCAATCACGCGCACGATCACCGGCACTCAGACTTGCATCCTCTGGCGGGACGCTGAATTGAAGACTGCGACGATGCAGTGTCCGGTCGACACTCCCGATCCGCCGATGCGATCGGCACCGGACGGGTCGCGGTTTTAGCGGGCGCGCTGGCGATCCATCTCTTCGCGCTCCTCATCATTCGCGCGGCGCTCGAACTTCTGACGCGCTTGCTTGGACAGACCGCTTCTGGGTTCCAGCGCCTGCTGGATGGCGCGGTTGATTTCACGCGGCGTCATGCCGATTTCTTCCATGCGCTCGCGGGCCTTGTCCTCGTCACCTCGCTTGAGGTCGTCTTTGACCAGCTGCATGGTGTAGCGGCGCGACTGCTCAAACCGGTCGGACGCTTGCTGGTTCACCGCGGCTTCGGGGCCGCCTGGATGGCCTTGGGAGAAAGTGAAGCCGGTGACGGTGCCCATGACCTTCTTCTTGTCCAACTCGGTCGCGTGGCCCTGCATCCAGTCGTACACGCGGGTGATGTCGTCCCAAGGAAGCTGGGCCTTCATCACATGGGCGACACCCTCGCCGATACGCTTGAGAATCGAGCCGTTCGGGTCGGCCACCGGCATGCCGATGGTGGTGTGGCCGAGTGAGGCTTCCATCACCGCCTTCGGAATGGGCGCCATCTTGCGCTCAAACGTTTCCAGCGTTTCCGTCGTCCAGCCGATCAGGTCTTCAGCCACCTTGCCCGTGGGCATGCGCATGTACTCGTGGCGCTCGCCAACGGCTGCGCCCATGTCCACGCGATCCTTCTTGCCCGGCTCGTTGCGCCACGTCGACGACAGGCGATAGGGGTTGTACGAGTTCGGCGTGAGCGGGTGCGCCGCGATGTTGGACGCCATGTCCTTCGCGCGGTCGGCGTATCCCTTGAGGATGTCGTCGGCGCTCTTGTCCTTCTTGATCGAATCGACCAGATCCTGCATCAGTGACGTTGCCATCACGCCCAAGGCAATGTCCAGTGCGATCACGCCCCATGCCTTGCGGCGTTGCTGCCACTCGGCCCGGTTGGCTTCGCTGGGCGCCTTCTCTGACAGCAGGGCCTTCAGGCCCGTAGGCATCGCGCCCCAGCTGTCCTTGATCGTGCCCAGGTTGGTGAAGTTGAAGGAGCGCGAGAACAACAGCACGTTGGCGATCTTGCGCGCCCACTCGCTCTGGTTCTCCTTGGCAACGACACCGCCATATCGGTTGGCCAGGTGCGCGGCTTGGATGCCGGCGGCTTCCTCGCCGAATCCTTTGGCCATGTAGCGCGCCTTGGCGTCGGCGTAGATGCCCATCTGCAAGGCGCCGATCTGCTTCCACAGCAGCGTGTGGTGCAGGAACTCGCCTGCCGCATCCAGCTTGGCCTTGGTCGACGTTCCCGCGCCTTCGTGCAGGAGGTTGCCCAGCTTCTCCACGGACAGCGTGAACCAGCTTTCGTTCGGGTCGCCCCAGCGGTCGCCCAGCGGCTTGAAATTCTGCGCGATGTCCGTCACGTCGATGGACTGTGCGTGGTTCTCCCCGATGGGCACCATGCCGTTGTCGACGGCTTCCTTCATCAGCGCGTTGTCGCGGGCGAGCGCGTGGCCCTTCGCGTACAGCTGGAAGGTGAGCATCTTCACCGGGGAAGCGGGAATCGCCTTGCCCCAGATCACCATGTTGTGGATCAGCGGGGAAACCATGATGGCCGACATCGCCTTGCTCTTGAGGAGCATGTATCCGGTGTACCAGGACGAGTCCTTGGTCGACATCACGGCGCGCAGCGGCCCCTCGAAGTCCTTGCGGATGTACAGGGGCACGCGGTCCATGACCGGGTTTCCCTCGTCGTCCGTCACCGTCACGGTCTTGCCCTCTTCGTTCTTCGTGAAGCGCGGGCGGTAGGTGGTGAAGGCCGGGTGCGGAAGTGTGATGTAGCCCTCGGCGGCGCCATCCCTGACGAGATCCTCGCCCGAGGCTTGGCCGATGTCCTTGAGCTGGTTGATCAGCCTGCGGCCGGCGATGGCTCGCTCGAGGCGGTACATCGCCAGCGGCATGACCATGATGTCGCGCACGACCTTGGCCCCGTTAGCGCCCTGCTCCTGCGCCAGAGAGGATGCGGCAGCTTCCGTCTCTTCGGTGGTCAGGTGCTTGCGGTGCTTGAGGTTGGACGAATTGGTCGTGATGTTGCGGCCCCGTCCGTCGGTGGCCATCTTCGGTCCACCTCCAAGGGAGCGCAGCTTGCCGATGTCGCCGTCCTCGCCGATGGTCACGAGCATGCGCGGGGTCCAGAACGGCAGGCCATCGCCTTCGACCATCTCGGCGTCGCGGGCGGCGTTCCACAGACCCTGGCCGTACTCGTGCAGGGTGTCGATGCCTTCGCGCTCTTTGGGCGAGAGTCGAGCAAGACCCACGCCCTCAGGGCGCGTATAGCCCTCTTCGTCCCGCTCACGGATGCGCGCGACGTTTTCCTCGTCGGCGGCTTCCCACATGCGCTGGCGCTCTTCGGGAGTAAAGTTCTTTTCAATCAGGCGGGACAGTCGGCCCCACTGCACCTGCGCCCAGCGGGTCTGGTTGGCGTACTTCTGCGCCATCGCTTGGGCCTGCTTATTGTTCGTGGCGCTCATGGGAGCCACGCCCATCATCAGGTCGTTGCGAAGGGTCGAGTACAGCTCGCCCGCCGCTTGAAGCATGCGAGCGCCGGGGCCTGCGTACGGAGCGCGGACTTCTTCGGGGAGGTCGGCGTCGGAATCGGCAGCGCGGGAGAACGACGCGCGGTCCTTGGAAAAGGCCGGTGCCAGTTGGCCAGCATTGGCTGAGCCGGACGGCTCGCTTTCCATCACCGCTTCGCGGGCGTTCAGGATCATGCGCAGCGCCTGCGCGTTGGTCTTTCCTTCCAGCCAGTTCGCCAAGCGATGCAAGCCGATGACGCGAAGAAACTCCTGCACTCGGGCGATGAACCGCGGCAACCCGTTGATGCTCACGTTGCGCGAAGCCATCTCGGCCAGCGCCTCATCGACGGACTGCATCTTGGTTGTCAGCAGCGCTCGTTCGGGAGTCGAGCCAGCTTTCACGCGGGCGTCAAAGTCCGCCTTGCCGTACCTCTCCATCCACGACAGCGCCGCCTTGCGGATTTCGGGGTTGACAGCGACGAGCTCCCGCAGCGCGCTTTCGTAGGCGCGCGAGCTCTTGCCGTACATCGCGCTCAAGCCTGCATGGCTGACTTCGTGCCAGAACACGGCTTCTGCTTCCAGCGGAGATCGCAGGTTCTCCGCTATGAGGTGCAGCTTGCCGTTGAAGTGCATCCCCTTCACGCCCTCGGGGATGTCGGCATAACCGCTGCTCTCGCGTGCCGCGCCGATGGAGTCGTGGATGAAGTGCGGCACCTTCAGACGCTTCAGCGCGGGGCCGAGCGCGCTCTCCACCTCACTCACGCGCATGGAAGCGCGGGGGGAGTTGAAGAGCCGATCCCTGATGGAGGCGACTGACGCGCGCAGGTCAGGCTGGGACTCGCCGCTGCGCCGAAACGCGGGCTCGTCGGGGATGGCCGCGACTGCTCGTTCGGCTTCTCGGATGGGCTCGACTTTGGGGGCTTGCCGCACTTCCGGAGTGGTAACGGTTACCACTTTTCCCGGCTGCGCGGGTATGGGCGGCTCGATGCGAACGGCCGGCGTCGGCTGGTTCGAGGGGGTGTCGACGCTAGGCTCGACACCCCGCGCGGAAACCGGCGCGGCAGCGTCCTGAGTGGTAACCGTTTCCACTCGCGGCTGGAAATCCTGCACCACGCGCTCGGCATCGGCGGCGCGCGTGCGGCCCACTACGGCACCATCGGTACTGGGAACGAACGGGATTTCGTGGGCGCGCAGCAAGGCAGCTACCGCAGCAGGATCGCCCGTCACCGTGACGGTGCCCGACTCGTTGCGCCGTGCCTGGATGTTTGCGAGTTCGGCCTCGGCGTTCTTCGCTGGGGGAAGTGCCGATTCCGCCGCCTGCGGTGCGACTTTGGCTGCGGGTTCTACTGCATCGGCAGCTCGAGGTGGAACAGGCTCACCCTCTGCACCAATGGAAGCAGGTTCTGCGGCCAGTCGTCCTGCGGGTTCAACAGGCTGTCCAGCTCCAGGCTCCACGCTTCGCTCGGGGATAGCCAGCCCATCTCCAGCGGCTCCTGCAACAGCGGGCCGAAGACCATCTTCTCGGCTGACATTGGGGGCTTCCTCAAGCGGCCGGATGGCCAGCATCTGCGAACGGATTGAACCCTCGGGCGCGGGGTTCGCGGCTCGATTCGCAGCTTCGATCGCTTCGTCCACCGACTGCGCTTCCAGCACACGGCCCACATCGGCAACACGCGGCGTCTGCGCGGGAACGCCCTCGGCTTCTGCCGCGCGGGCGGATTCGGCCGCATGCAGATCGGCGGGCGCTTCGGCATGGCCCGGCATACCAGCCGCCAACAGGCTGCCTTGCACGCCAGAGATGACGGTGTTCGCAGGATCGAACGGCTGCTGGAGATTGTCTGGATCGGCGGCGTTCTGGATGACGCGCCCGGCTTCGCCAGTAGCTGCGCCCACCGGAAAGCCCGTAACGGCACGCACCGCACGCGAGCCCTGCATGGACATCGGCACGGCCCCGTTGATGCCCGCCCACATCCCGGCCGTGAGCGCAGACACGGCCGCCTCGCGCGGCGAGCCACCGGACTCCAGCACCTGATCGGCTTTCTCGCCTGCCGCCTTCAGGATGATCGGGCGCATGGCGTCAAAGCCCGTGGACAGCGCATTGCCCACGAACTCCATCATCCCCGGGTTCTTGGCGACAGCCGCGGGGGCCTCGGCCAATCCACCGGAGGCGATGATGGCCGGTAGGTCTTGCAGCAGCCCGCCCACGCCGTTCGCGATCTTGGACCTGAGGTCCATCTTCTCGTCGGGCTTGAGCGCGTAGTAGTCCACGGCGTTCTGGGCCGGGTCGACGAGCTGGCGGAATGCGGCGTCCTGCCACGAGTAATCGGCCTTCCCGCCGAACGGCTGCTTCACCGCGTTGATGACGGACTCAGCGAGCACGGGAACCGCACTGGCGGCGGCTGCGAGGTACTTGGCCGACTTCGCGCCGGACTCGCCGACCCCGCGCCCGAAGGCTTCGGCCGCGCTCACGTCACGCCTTCCGACATCGGCAGCCAGCGGCGGATTTACGACCCCGCGACCCGCGCCCGCTTCAACCGTGCTTGCGGGCTGAAGGATGGGAGCGCCGTCGATGTCCATCGGCGCGCTCTCAGGCTGTTGATCGGGAACCGTCGGCTGCTCCTTCGCCGCGCTTTGCTGGTTCAGCCGGTCGGACAGGAACGGAATGATCTCTGCAGGCTTGTAGCCCGACTTGATCGCTCCATCCGTGTCGAATCCCGCCTGCTGACCAAGGAACGACGCGATCTCCGCGTCGCTGTAACCGGCGGCGCGGGCACCCTGGTAGTCGAAGGGCATGGGCTTATTTCAGGAAGGAGTTCAGGGGAGGCTTCTTCGTACTGGCTGATGCCGCCGGCGCCGGCGGCTTGGCTGCGGGCGTGTCGTTGTTGATCACGCTCAGCGTCGCCTCGACGTTCTTGCGCAGCGCTTCCGGGTCTTTGAGCAGCTTCGGGTCGTTGTTGATCAGGGTCGTGGCCACGCGCGCACGAATGCCGCTTTCCTGATCGCTCTTGGGCGCGTAGTTCGCAATGGCGTACGCCTCCTCGAACGTCATGGGGTCTTGCCCGCTCGCCTTGCGCTCGGCGTTCACGGTTTCGAGGTAGGTCTGCGCCGTGCGGATCTTGGCGGTGTCGCCACCGTCCTTGCCCCCAGAGGCTGCGCGCATCGCCGCGATGAGCATGCGCGTGTTGTTGTCGTCCTTGGACTTCTGCGCCATGAACTCGATCTTTTCGCGCCACACGTCGTTCTTGGCGTCCTGCACCGCCTGCAAGGCTTGTGCACGAATGCCAGCGACTTCCTCTTTGTTGGAGGCGGCAAGAACGTCCTTGGGGGCGATATCACCCGTCTGGATGGCCGCATCCACGTACGTGCTCTTGTCGGCCATCAGCTTCTTGCGGTCGGCATCCTTGGCCTGGTTGATGATGCCGCGCTGCTCATCGGTCAGCGGCGCATCCGTCTGGCCCGCATCCGCCGCAGCGACGGCAGCATCCGAACTCGCGTACTTGTCGCCGATCTTGGAGTTCACGATGCCGGTCTGGGCATCTTGAATGCGCTGGGACTGCGCCTGCCGCTGCTGATTCGCTGCGGCCAGTTTGTAGTCCTCCAACGCCTTCGCGCGCTGCAAGGCAAGGTCGCTGTCCTGCTGGTTTACCTTCAGCCTGGATTCGGTGTCCAGCTCGTTCTTGAGCATGGTCGAGCCGATGTTCTGCGCGGCTTCACCCGCCCCACCGAGCGCCCCGAGAATGATCCCCATCACGCACCCCCTTGCGCTGCGCTGGCCACGATGCCCGCCGGTTGCGGCGCTTGTGCAGGCAGTTGCCCCGGTTGGGCACCTTGCCCGGCCTGCGCCTGCGAGAACATGGCTTGCAGCTTGTCGGGCGTGATGCCGAACATCTGAAGCACCGCCGAGCCCATCGCTTTCGTGCACGCTGCCAGCATGTCGGGCGTGACCTTGGCCTTGCCTGCGTCCTCGATGAACTGCAAGGCTTCGATCAGCAGGATCGTGGCGGCGGGAACCCCTACTTGCATCGGCAGGGTGTTGCCGCTTTTGTGGAAGAGAACTGCCAGCACCTTGGCGATGCCCGAGCCGATGGCTTCAGGATCGGAGCCATCGCCCAGCGTCTTGATCAACTCCTGCCGCGTCTGCGGTGCGTACATCACCTGCTCGCCCGCCTGCACGGATTTCTGGATCGCGGGCTGAAGGCGCTGGTCTACCTTTTGGAGGACGGCGGCCTTCGCCTTTTCAAGGATCGGGTTCATGTCAGCGTGCTCCGTTGATGATGCCGGGCGTGGGGTTCGGCGGCGCCCAGATGCCTACCTGCGAGCCGTACCCTGTCTGGTTCAGACGCTGCTGCTCCAGCGCCATCTTCTGGTCCCACATGCTGCGCTGGTTCATGCCGTTGAAAGCGCCGCCGGCAAGTTGCAGACCGGAGGAAAACAGCGTCTTGTTGTTGTTCGCCCAAGTGGAGAACTTGTTGAAGAACGAGCCCGAGTCCTGTGGCGCCGTCATCGAGGACGGATTGAAGCCGCCCCCTACGTCTATGTTGTCGTACGGCGTGGCCGGTCCTGTCGGCGCTACGGCACCCGTGGGGCCGTTCACTGTTGGCGCCTGCAGCGTCGAACTCGTGTTCACAGGCGTCGATTCAACGGCCGGGGTGGTAACGTTTCCACTCGCGCCCATCGTCTGGGTCGCTTGCGGCACTTCCTGCGCGGGTGCTTGCACGGCAGCGTTCGTCGCATTCGTTGCCAAGTCCGTCCCAACGCTTTGGGTGGCCGCGCCTTCCATCTGCGTGATGCCCGCTTGTTGCGCGGCTTCGGTCGCCGCTTCGCCGCCGAACGCATCGCTGGCGGTTTGCGCCATTGAGTCAAGCGTTTCCGCGCCAGCGGCACCTTCCGCCGCGCCGGCCGCGCCCGCAGCGCCGCTAATCGCGCCATTGATCAACCCGCCGACACCGCCGACCAAGGCCACGGCGCCGCCGATCTTCATGAGCTCCTTGTTTCCCGTGACCGCACCGACGACGGTCATTGCCGTGCCGATTTCGGCGGCGGCAGACAAGACGAGTGCAGTGGTGACTTCGGCACCACTGATGATCGCCGCAACAGCTGTGAACGCCATGTCAGGCTCCTTTCCCAATGAACTTGCCCACCATGACCTCCTCGTCGGCATAGCCGAGTCGGCGCAGGATGGGAGCAAGCTGGTTGGACAGCTTGCAGTGATAGATGGCCTTGTCGACGCCCTCGGACGCCAGTCGCTTGTCGCACCAGCGCAGGAAGCGCACAGGTGACATGCCGCGGCGGCACTGTGGGTCCAGCCAGAAAACGTCGTTCTGCGCAACGGTCAGCGCGGCATAGTGCATGTGGCGAAGGAGGAAGTAGGCCGAGTAGCCCACCAGCCTGCCTTCGTCCCTCGCGGTGAACACCACGAAGCGGCCCAGCTGCTCGAGCAGCGCGTACTCTTTCCACTGTGGATCGAGCTTCACAATGTCCTTGCGAAGCGTGAGCTCGTCGTAGTGCTTTTCCAAAAGCGGCTGCACCTCCTGCACGCACTCGCACAGGAGTTCGCGGGCGAAGGTGATCATCAGTTGGAAGGCTGGAAGACCGGACCTTGGTAGCCGCTGTCGCTGGTACTTCCCGCGCCGCTGCCCGCAGACGAACCGCCGAAGCCTACCCAATGCCCTTGTGCATCGAAGCCCGGCATGCTCGCGAAGTTCAGAGTGCCCGACAGGTCGATGCTGGAAACCTTGCCCAGCGTCGTGAGCTGCTGCTGCAGGTTTTGCATGATCTGCGCGATGGCCTGCGTCTTGGCGTTTGCGTCCATTGTCGTGTTCTGTTCGATGTTGGCGACTGCCACCATGGACTGGTTGAACGCACTGGCCGCGTTGCTGTTGGTCTGAAGCAGCCGCTGATTGTCGTTTTGCAGCTGCTGGATCTGCACGCGATTGTCGTTGTCCATTCCGGCGATAAGCTGCTGAGACCGGGCGTTGAGGTCCGCCGTGTACTTCTGCGTCGCTGCGTTCGTGTCGTAGCCGTAGCGCTGCGTGTCGGACTGAAGTTGGGCGATTTTCTCCTGGCTGCCCAGCTGGTTGCCCTGCATCGTCATCTGGTTCTGGATGTCCGCGTCGTAGCCGGCGGCTTTGGCTGCCGTCGCGGCGTCCGCCTGCGCAATCGGCACGGCAGCCGCATACGCCGCCTGCTCACCCGCGCTGATGGCAAGGTCCGAGTTCTGCAAGCCGCGGGCCGCCATCTGCTCGGTCGCGTCCGTGCGGGCCTGCGTGCCGATGGCGCCGTTCACGATGCTCTGGATGCGGCCTTCCACGGTCTGGTCCGGCGTGACCGTCCACGGCGTGTAGCCAGCTGCACCGCCGACGATGCCGCGACCACGACGCTCCGCACCGCCTGCCGACAGCGAACCACCGCCAGCGCCGCCAGCCGCATTGGGCGTGGCTGCCGATCCAGGCGCTGCCACTTCCGTCACGCTGGGCGTGATGTAGTCGCCCGCCCCGTAGGTCTTGCGCGTGCCGTCGGCATTGAACATCGTGCCCGAGTCCTTCGGGTTGATCATCGCGTCGTACTGCTGATCGGTTAGGTTCTGGCCGGTGGCCGCGTTGTAGCTCGCCGCGCCACTGTGCAGATTGGCCGCGTACTTGTCGCCTACGAGCGTGTCGGTGCCGCCGTTGTTCACGAACTTGAATCCGCTATTGAGCGCGGTATTGATGATGCCGGTCGGGCTCGTAGTGGAGCCTGCGGGCTGGTTGGCCACAGTGCTACCTTGCATCGGCACCCAGCCCTTTTGCGGGTCAAGCGAGTACGAGCCGCCCGCTGGCGCAGTGCCCCATTTGGGGTCAACATATCCGGTGGTCGCCATTCGTTCAGGCTCCTTGATCGGGTTTGAATTCGGAAACGGGGATCAGCGATTGGTCGCCGTCTTCGTACATCAGGAACACGGCATCGCCGTCGACGACCCAGCACGCAAGGAATTCCTGCTTGGAGATCGTTGCTTGCGCGCGGCGGAACTTGTCGCGGTGTTCCGGCTTGATTCGCTTGGTCACGTCCTCATACGTGCACGGCGCATCCCACAGGCGCACGGCGTCGCCGCCCCTTCGGGCAACCATCGTGTCGTTGCTATAGGCGGCAACAGCCGACCCTGCCGCGAGAGCCGCAGCGATGAGAAGCAGACGCATGGAAGTGACTCCGGTTACTTAGGCCACGCTTGCCTCAGCTCGCGAGCTTCGAGATCAGCTCGGTCAGCTTCTGCCGCCAGCTCTGTGTATCGCTGGCTGCACGTTGCGAGTAGTTCGGAGGTTGCGGCGAGAGCCTGCTGGGCGGCGCTGAGGGATTGCGCGCTGTCTCGCCGGAGGGAATCGAGGTCGTCGCGCAGCCCGAGAGACAAGCTGCGAGCACGAGCAGCGTCAGCCACAAGGCCCCTTTCGCGGGCGGCGGCAGCCCTTGCAGCTTTGTCCACGCGATCCTGGCGCAATTGCTCATTCTTTCGAGCTTCCCGGTTCGCTTGCGCGACAGCTGCGGCGGTGTCGGCTCGTTCCAGTAGTCGTCCATCGTGGCGCCCCTTGAAGTAACCCCCGCCTGCAGACACGGCGACAACGACGGCCACCGCCAGCCAAAGTCGGGGATCGAGTAGTGAGAAGAGCATTCAGTCCTCCACGGACAGTGCGGCGCGGTGTGACCTACTGCGCCGCAGAGGGCGCATTGCCGATCAGGCATAACTCGTCATCCTGCATGCGGCGAATAGGCTGGCCCTGACAGTTGCTGCCTGCCTTGCGGCAATCGCGGCCTGCGTCGCGAATCCATAGCGTGATCGCCGCGCACCCATCGTTCACGTTGCCAGCGTTGAGCAGGCGCACGGCTCTGGAGTCGCGGGCCTTGGCCTTGCCCAGGTTGTGCACCATGTCACCGAGCGCGGTCTTGGCTGGCTCGGACATGCGCGCCCACACATCGGGACGGATGATCGACTGCGCCTCGGCGAGGTCGCGAGCGATGAACGCAGCATCCGCGGCGTTGCACTCGGCCTGCGACAGATGCATCCCCCGATACACCGGCTTGCCTTGGTAGACCGTCAGGCCGCGGCAGATGGTCCAGATGTGCGCGCCGTCCTGGTAGGCCACAAGGCGCGAACCTTCCTTTTCAGTGAGGAACTGTCCAAGCAGCGTCGGTGCACTCGCGCCGGCCGCGATCAGCGCCAGCATGGCGATGCTCAGAACGGAGTTGCGGTAGCGGCCCGGGTCGGTGTTGCCCGGGATCATCTGAATGTCACGCGCCACGGGCTTCAGTCGCCGTCAGGGAGTGCTTGGTTGATGTGCAGCATCTGCAGCTTCAGGCGCTGGCGCTGGAAGTACAGGTTGACCAGAAGGCCCGCGAGCGCTGTCAACATACCGAAGACGATGCCCGCCACCGTCCACTGATTCAGCGTCAGGCCCAGCACTGTTTCCTGTACGCCGGGAGGAATAACAGTGCCCGCGGCGGCGGAACTCACCGAGAGCGACGCTCCCGTGTACGTGACCGTCGATGCGGTCCGGGATGCGGTTTCGTGGCTCACGGCTGTCCTTTCGTGTCGCGGTATTCAACCGGCAAATAATCGCGCGCGCGCTCCTTCATGTACGCGCGGCGGCAATGGCCGGTAATCGGCTGGCCGTTCTCGTCGAGGAACACCTCCTCTTGGCTTTGCCACGAGAACATCCAGTCAATCGGCGGCATGAGGATGCGACCCCATGGCTTGCCATCGCGATACATCCGCCATGTATGGGCGCTGAGGGTCTCGTCGCTCCACGACTGCTCCATGGTGAGCGTGCACAGAAGCACGTTGCCCAGTTGGTCGATGGCGATGAGGATTTCCCGCAGGTTGGCGAGCGTGAGCAGGAACTTGGCGCGAAGAAAGTTCATAGCGTCTTGGCCTCGATGAACAGGTTGTCGACGTAGTCCTGCGTCCAGCCTTTGAGCTGGCGCATCTTCTCGATCAGAGGCCAGTCGCGCTCGAAGGCGGTGGAGCGTTTCCAGTCGTTGATGGCCAGCTTCGCGTCGAGGATGGCCTGCTCATCGTCCGAGGCTTGAGCCTGCGCCAACTGGGCGTTCAGCAGGTCATCGATCTGCGTGTCCAGTCCGTACTTGATCAGGACGGCCATGCCTTGACGGAAGGTGACTTCGGCAGGGACTTCAACGCTCTGCGACAAGGTGAAGATCGAGCCGTCGTAGGCATCGCCCGCACTCACCCAGTCCGGACATGGAATAGCGCCCAGTGCTGCTGCGGTTTCCGTGTCGCCGTCGCGGATCATGGTGGCTTGCACCACGACGCCATCCTTCACGATCGCGTGTCGCTGCATAGGTCACTCCGCCCAGATTTCGATTTCGCCGGGGCCGCCGTTGGCACCGTCGCCACCGTCGCCGCCATTCCCGGTAGCGTTGCTGGTATGGCCCGGAGAGCCACCGCCGCCGCCGCCGCCCAAGCCGCCTACACCCGGCGATGTCTCTGCCGAGGGTGTGGTGCCGTTGTTGCCGACGGAGGGCACGGGGTTCGAGTTGGCGGCACCTCCAGGTGCGAGCGACGCGCCCGAACGCACGACCTGCAGCGCAATGCCTTGTGAAGAATCTCCTGACGCACCGCCGGCCGCGCCCGCGGTCGTGCTCGTAGAACCACCGACGACCGACGCCGATCCGTTGGCAGTGGCCGTTTGAATCGCTCCGCCAACGGTCTGAATCGCCGCCGCCGTCGTTCCGACCGAATTCGTGATTGCAGCGCCACCGCTGGCGGTCCCAGAAGTGCCGGCCGCACCGGGGTTGCCGCGGTTCACCCCAGCTGCACCTCCCGGCGCGCTGACGTACCAGTTATCGGTAGAGGCGCCGAACGTGGTCTGGTTGCCTGCGCTTCCGCTCGTTCCTATACTGCCGATGTTGCCATTGCCAGAGCCAGCGGTGACACCCGCGCCGCCCGTGCCCTTCGCTCCTTTCGCGCCTGCCGCACCAGGAGAGTAGGAGATTGACGTTCCAGCTGTCGGCAGGAGGTCCAGCGGAATACGCCGGACCACCGTCGCGCCGCTTTGTCCGGCTGCACCCCCGGAACCGCCTGCGCCGCCGGTAGGCGATGCGCCCGAACGGCCTGAACCGCCGCCGCCGCCGCCACCGCCGCCCGCCCCAGAGCCGGTGGCGCGCACCATCAGGAACTTGTAACCGCAGCCCGAAGGAGGAACAAGGATGGAGCCCGCGCTTTGGTCCTTGAGCCGAAACCCTCGGAGCACCGCCGAGCGGATGATGTTGTTCACCTTGTCGACGTAGAACTCGCGCTCTTCGCCCGGGTACATCCGGTACGTCGCGCCGTCGGATGTGACTTGCAGATAGCCCGTCGTGGCGTTCCACAGGCGCGTGCGCCAGCCTGCCGTGAGCGTCGCGACTGCATCGAACGCCTGCGTGCTGTTGCCGGTCCCGGTGACCTTGATCTTCTTGGACGCATCACCGTTGCCGATGGACACCGCCGTATTGGCGCGCTCTTCGTACGGCTCCAGCCCCGAGGTACCGTTCGTACCTGCTGTTCCCTGCACTCCCATGAGCAGATAAAACGCGCCCGCTGCGCTGTTGTAGGTGACCGTGTTCCACGAGCTTGCGAGGATGTCGCCGGATTGAAGGGCGCTTCCGTCGCGACGCAGGATGCTTTTGTTGCCCAGCGTGTTGACGTTGATGACCGACGCCCCGGTGTTCGGGTTGCTTGTGCGGAAGCGGATCGTCACGCCATCGGTGTACGCGGCGATGTAGCTCGCCGCATCAACCGTACCGACGGTGACGGCGTACTGGTTGGCCGTGCCCGTATCGACGCCGGACATAGCCGTTCCGGTAATCGCCGCAGAGGTGACATCCTGTACCTCCTGAAACCCGGCCTCAATGGACACGAACTCAGCGCGTATCGACGCAGACAGCCCGCGCGAAGCGTATGCAGGGGCACCAGTCGGTGTATAGAAGTTGTTGCTCATCCAGTTACCTCGTCAAGCGGCGGGGTGTGTACAAGAGGTTCGCTCCCTCAATGACGTGGGAGTCGTCCTGCGCGCGGTTGCTGTACACGAGCAGGCTGATGTTGTTTTCTGTGCCGTCGATGGAAATTCGCGGCTCGGCGACGACGGGAGCGTCCCAGGTGAACGCCTCCCAGGTGAACTGCTCCCAGTACCCGCCGCCACCTCCGATGGCCTGGTCCTGCTGGATGGCCACGGGCGCGAGATCGGAGCTCGCGTAGCCAAGGTCGTACGACAGGTTGATTTCGGCGTAGCCGTCGCAGGACGCTTCGAGCACGGCGCTGCGGTACTGCTTGCGCACGCGAGGGGACTTCAGGTTGTTGAAGACCGGGCGAATCCATGCCTCGATCGGCTCGCCATCGAAGCTCGTCCCCACGTTGTCCTTGTAGACGTAGCCATCGTCCGAGCCGAAGAAGCACACTTCCTCGCCCGTCGACAGCGTGGCCGTCCATGCGCAGCGCACTGGCATGCCGTAGTTCAGGGGCAAGATCCCCGAGAGCTGCTCGCCGGTCAGGCCGAACACCAGCCCCGTGCCGTCCGTGAAGAACAGGCGGTACTGGTTCTTGGCCTTGAGCGTGACGGAAGCACATTGCAGGCCCTGCTTTTGCTCGAGCAGCGGCTGCACCAGAAAGCTCAGCGCGGAGAACTGGAAGTCCCCGTAGTTCAGGGTCGTGATGAGCGACTGCACCCCGCGCGCGGTCAGACCGTAGGTGTTGTTCGACACCGGCTGCACGGTGTTGGCGTGGTAGCCCATGTCATAGACCGACGGCACGAGGTTGAAGTCGGTGTTCGTCGAGCCGTACAGGATGCTGGTCTTGCCCGAGGTGAACACACCGAGCGATGCACCCGAAGCGTTACCGGCCTGCGGAACGATCGCGGTGATCGCATCGCCCACGCCGATTTCGTTGGCGCCCGTGAGCAGCGTGTAGCTGTAGGGCTGGTTGATGCCGCTGTACTGCAGGCTGCTGGCGAAGGCCCAGAAAAGCCGCGCCTTGTGCACGGCAACGTGCGTGGGCGTGTCGCTCGTCATCCCGGTTCTGATCGGGACGTACGTGGTGCCGTCGAACTCGAAGCCCACGTTCACGCCATCGGCGCCGTAGGCGTACTTCGTGGTCGACGACCCGGTGAAGTTCCCGACGACGACTTCCACGCGCCCGCCCGGCTGGCGGGTGATGGCCGTGTCGACGCCGTTGGCGACCGCCTTGGTCACACCGCCGACTTGAAGGTTCTCGTTGTCCTGGAATGCCCCGGTGATGGAGGCGAACACCAGCGAACCGACACCCGAAGCCGTCCACGTTCCCGTGCGCAGCAAGGCGCGCTTGACGACGCCCGTGGCTCCGGACAGCGCGCCCGTCACCGTATCGCCGTCGCTGATCTGGCCCGTGGCGCCGTCGAACTGCAGCTCGCGCCCAAAGGTCACTTGCGACCAGCCCGAGGCGGTCTGCTTGTACAGGGCGCCCGCCGTGCCGCCCGCGTTGTCGCGGAAGACGTAGCACACGTCATTGAGGACGAAGCCGCCGCGGATCGCACCGCTGCCGGGCACCGCGAGAATGTCGGCGCGTCGGTCGTTCGCGGCCAGCAGGCGGTCGTTCGCGTCATCCGACGGACTGGGCGCGCCGCTTTCGACTGCCGAGCTCGTCGCCGTGGCCACGGTCACGCCCGAGATTTGAAGGGCCTCTCCGGACTGGAACGTCCCCGACACGCGACCAAGGACGATCACGCCCGTGTCGCTGGCCAACACGCGGCCAGTCGCTCCGCTGGTCGCGCCCGTCAGGGTCGCTGCGGTGGTAACGTTTCCAGTGATGCTGGCCGTCATGTACCAGTACGTCGCACTGGTGGGCGACGTCTGGCCGTCGAAGCGCTCAAAGCCATTGATGCGGCGGTAGCCTCCAGCCACCCATGGCTCGTAGTTCTGCGCATCGAAGACACGGCCCGGGTCGATGGAGATGCGCGGGGACACCAGGTCCAGCCCGCCGCGCATGGGGTAATACGCCGCCTGCGTGGGCGGGAAACGCGGGCGCATCGCCATTTACGCCAACGCTCCCGGAAGGCGCGGCCGACGCAGCTGCGTGGCCATGATCTGGCGGATGATGACCTCGAACTGCCCGCGCCCTTCGTCGTACACCTCGGGCGCCGCCTCGCTCGCGCCGTAGTACATCATCGCCTTGTAGACGATGGCCATGTGGTACTGCACGGGCAGCGTGGGCGTGTCGGTCGCGGCGACGAGCTCCGTGGGCACCTTGTAGTAGTCGCCCACCAGCGTGTAGCCGGCATCGGCAATCGGGCCGCAGGCAATCGCGTTGTCAGGTGTCACGGCCACCACGTACGGGCGGGTGTATGAGGTGCGAAGCGCGCCGAACAGGTAGGTGTCACGCCAGCGGTCGTAGTCCCACACGTCCATGAAGGTTTCGGAGCTCGTGCCCGTGGCCGTCACGTAGTTGCGGAAGGTGTCGCCGTTCTCGTAGTCCACCGCCCAGAATCCGAGCGTGTCGCTGATGCCGAAGTCGCTGGCCGAATAGCTCGTCTGGCCCAGCACGGTGGCACAGGTGGCGGTCGCGCGCTGGAACGCCCAGTCGTTGCGCATCCGCTGGATTTCCATCCACGCCTCGGAAATCCAGTCAAGCAGGCGGCTGTATTCCTCCGACTGACCGGTGACAGCCGTCGGCCCCGACCCCATCACGCGGCATTTACGACGCAGCTTCTGCGCAAGGGTCAGGTAGTTCACGGATCAGCGCTCCGCGTACAGGCGCGTCAGCCACTCGTGACCCTTGGGGTTCGGGTCGTGGATGACGGAAAACAGGGTCTTGCGCAGGCTGCGGCGTTCGACCTTCCAGCCGTCCTTGTTCGCTGCGGGCCGGTTGTCGACTTCGGTTGCCACCACGCGATCACTGCGCGAGCGGGCCAGCACTTCGACGTACTTGCGCTTCGTGATGATCGGGCCGCCGATGGGCAGGCAGTTGATTTCATCGAACTTGCCGGTGATCGGGTTGAGAACTTCGGCACCTTTGCCGTTCACCCAGCACTCGACAGCGACAGGCGCGTTCTCTTCGTCGGACTGCTCGATGCGAATCGTGAGCGGCTCTTCCATGAAGGCGAGCGCGGCGGCGTAGTCGTCCTCCAGCGGCTTGTCCACGGGGATGATGGTTTCGCTGCGGTTGTCGAAGTCCGCGGCAGGCGCTTGCGCCATGCGCAGGTCGTCGGCGTGGATCTCGTTCGTCGTGGTCGGCGCGACCACTCGGGTACTGGCTCGGGGCATTCAGCTCTCCGGTTGGTGAAAGAAAAAGAGCCACCCGAAGGTGGCCCTTGCTCGATGCCCGTGAGGGCTTACGACACTTGGGGTCGGCCGGTCAGCGTCATCACGTCCTGGATGCCCAGGGTGATGCCGGTGGCGTTCCAGTTGGACGTGCCGAACGTCCAGTTCGATCCGGTCGAACCGTTCTTGACCACGATGTAGGACACCGGGCAGAGCGTGTCGGGGATCGTGCCGAACTGCGGTGCGACGACGAAGTTGCCGGCCGAGTCGAGCGCCACGACCGAGCCTTGCACGACCTTGAGGGCCGTGGCGAAGGTGGACGAAGAGCCGTCAAGACACAGCACGAACACGCTGCCGTAGTTGGCCGGGACGGCGACGAACGCCGCGCCCGTGACCGCATCGGTCGTCGGCGTGGCCGAAGACGAAGCGGCGGACGTGGTGTACGCCTTGCCCTTGATGCAGTAGTGCACGGTGCCGGTGGAACCGACAGTCGTGGCCGCACCGGAGGCGGTCAGCGCAACCTTGATCGCGCAAAGGGTGAACGGGGGAAACGAGAGGTTGTCCATGTTTTCTCCTTATGGACGTTGAATCAGGAACCGAGGACCATCGTCGGGTCGAAAGGCCCGTCGACGTTGACGTACACGGCGTTGGGAACGACGGTGGCGTCGTCCAGAGCCGTGGTGCCGCCCACGAAGTTGCCAGTGCCGGTCGGGTTGATCACCACGAAACCGATCACCGCCGTCTTCTGCGGCAAAGCGGGGAACACAACCGCGCCGAGCGTGGCGCCTTCGGTGCCCATCGCGCTCGACAGAGTGCCCGCCGAGTCGATGTAGAACACGAAGACGTTGAACTTGGCGGCGGTGACGGTGCCCGAAAGCGCCGCCATGTCGGTGCTGGACGCCTTGTTCACCAGCACGCCGTTGGCGATGCCGTAGAACGCCGAGCCCGCCTTCACGATGGCCGAGCCTGCCGTCTTGATGGCAAGGCCCGCCGAAGAGAAGCACTGGCTGGAGAAGCGGTCGTACACCGGTTGCAGGATCGTCCGGAGAGTCACCTGGTCGCGCGGGTTGGTCAGCGAGTTGAGGTATCGCTGGAGGTTGTCTTGCATGCTGAAGTCCTTTCAGTGAAGAAAGGGCCGGGTTTCCCCAGCCCCTCAAGATCAGCTCAGCGTGCGGATGCCGACGTTGCCAACGGCCATCCATCCGTTGTTCTCGATCATCACGGCCTTCCACCAGATCGTTCCCGCGTAGCCGCGCTGGCCATGCGGATCCGACTTGGACTTCTGGCTCGGCGGCAGGTACGTCGGGTCCAGCGACTCCTTACCGCGCACGGCGATCTGGCTCCAAGCGTCCTTGGCCGTCACGATGAACTGGTACACGTCCACGTTCGAGGCCGACTGCGACTGCAGGCCCGTCGAGCCCACGGCCGCGCCCGCATCCTGGATGGACGGCAGGTCCGGCGAGGTGATGAAGCGGAAGCGCTCGCACTTGCCGATCTCGTTGGGCATCGGCTTGCCGCTGGCGTACTTCTCCGCCGGCACGAAACCGGGCAGATCGCGGATGTCCGGCTCCATGTCGGTGTGGCAATACACCGTGAAACCTTCGGCCACCGCGTCGGTGCCGTAGCTGCCCGAGGCCGCGAGCACCGAGTTGACCGGCTTGCCGTGGTTAGCTTGCAGGTTCTTGGCGATCTTGCGGATCAGGCCCAGCGTCAGAGCACCGTTGACGGTGGAGCGCGAGGTGCCCGTGCCGCCGTAGTACTGGTTCGTGCACGCGCGCAGCGCACCCCAGATGATCATCTCGTTGACGAACGTCACGCGCTCGCCAATCTGCTCGATCATCGCCGCGGGGATGTCGTCCTCGTACAGGTCGAAGGTCTTGTCGGTGAAGCCGTACAGGCAGCCGTACTGCTGCACGACCACGGTCACGTCTTGCGGAGTGATGTTGTCGGGCGTGGGCGTCACGCCTTCGCTGATCTGGTGGGCTTGCACCACCACGTTGCCGCGATCACCCGTGCCGTTCTGGAAGAAGCGGTTGATGGTGTTCGCGTCGGTGGACGTCGCGCCGTAGGGCAGCCAGCGACGGGCCACGTAGGTGTCGCTGCTGTTCTTGGGCATCTTCACCTGACGACCCGTGCGGCCGAGGACTTCCATCGGCACGGCGTGCGACAGGATCTGGCCACGGAACTTATTGAGGCGGCCGGGGGTAAGAACGAAGGTCTGCATGCTCATCGCATGAACTCCTTATCGGTGTGCAGAAACGAAAAAGCCCGCTCAGTGGCGGGCCTCGTCTGCGGGGGTTTGCTGGATCAGCCGGATCGTCGGTAGTTGAATCCGGCGCTGAACTCGTCCTCCTCCGAGGGCGCGGGCGGATGGCCGCCATCACCTCGCGGGGGGACTGCTGCTGTGGTCCGTTGTTGTCGGGGGCTCGGTGTGGGAGCCGGTGTCGGTGCAGGAGACGGCGCTGGTGTCGGCACGGGAGCGGGCGTGTCCAGATGAGCCTTGAACAGGCGCATCAGGCGTGCCGCATCGCGCAGCTTGTCCGAAGCGGCGAGCTTCTGGATTTCCGGCTTCTGAGTCGCAACCCAGTTGCCGTATTGCCACTCGCTACCATCCTCGGGTTTCTTGACCAGTGCCTGCCAGTCGCCATCAACGATGGCATCCAGCGTCATGTCGGTCACCTCGTCGCGAATTGCGCCGAACTTCTCATCAAAAACCTTTGGATCGACGTTGGTTCCGCCCGTTCCCTTGAGCTTGCCCATGGCCTTGTTCAGGCCCTTGAGCGTGAGCTCGGCGAGTTCGGGGTACTGCTCCTTCAGCTCGGTGAAGTCCTCTGCGCTGATCTCCACGGCGGCGCCTTGCGGCGTGGCCTGCTGGATTTGCGCGAAGGCTCGCTCAAGCCCGCCGATCTTGCCGAAAGCCTGGTCGCGCAGCTTGCCGAACGTGGCCTCGATCTCGTCGACCTTGGCGGCGTTCTTGCTGACACGATCCCAGTCCTCGCGCGTGACCTGCACGAATTCGGGAGCCGGAGCGGAAGTGGGAACTGGCGTCGGGGCGGGGGTGGGCGCAGGCGTGGGCGTCGGCGTTTCCGTGGACGTTTCGCTTGTGCCGCTGAATCCCGCATCGAAGTCCGCATCGCGTTCCTCATGCTCGGGGGTATCGTCGGTAACCGGGGTTTCGGCTTCTCCTGCCATTCAGGGTTTCTCCAGACAACGATGACTGTTTCCAGTCACCAGACCATGCAGCCGGCGTTCTAGACGTGGGCTGCCACGAGTGCCGTGCACCTCTTACGAGGCGGGCGGCGAATTCGGTGTGTCGAGGGCGATCAAATACTTCAGGACGGAGATGCGGCCACGCATGTAGGCCGTCTGTCTCTCGTCGTGGTGGATGCCATCGTTTCGGGCGCGCTCGACGTCGAGCTGCCTTTGAAATTCTTTTTTCAGCCTGCGCCAGCAGTCGCTGTCCTTCTCGCTCGGCTTCAGAGCGAAGGTGGGCGGCTGCGGCGTCATTGCGCGAAGCTCTGGCCGGGCTCGGCGCGGCCTGCGGGTTCAGCGGGCGGCGTCAGTGCCTGCGGTGCGGGCGAGTGGTGCTTGTGCACGTCGACCGCCAGCGAATCGCGCGAGAGTTCGCGCTGCGTCTCGAGCTTCATGGCCAAGCCCGCTAGTTGCGTCTTGGCTTCCTGCAGCGTGATGTTCTGGGCCTTCGAGTATTCGAGCAGCGCAATCTGCCACTGCTGATGCAGCAGGCGTTCGCGGTAGTCCGCGTCGATGTGGGCGCGCTCGTTCAGCGAATCCTGGTAGATGGTCTCGCGGTCGTGGCGCGCACCTTCGACCTTCAGCTTGGTTTGATCGGCCATGTCCTGCTTGTGCAGGTCGACCTGTGCGCGAATCTTCGCGGCCTGCACCACCGGAGCCTCGGGCGGCTGGCGGTTCTGGAGGTCGGCCATCTCCTGCGGCGTGTACTTCGTCAGCTCCGGGTTGAAGCGCTTGGCGCGCATCCACTCGGCGAACAGTTTGGCCGGGTTCTGCCCATACGTCGGGTTCTGCGCCGCCGCCTGAATGAGCATCGGGAAGGTCTGCTCCTGGATCGCCTTTTCCACCATGGCGATGGATCCGCGGGCGTTGATCTCGAAGTCGCCCTTCTCGTCGTCCGGCACGGTGTCATCCAGCAGGAGCCATTCGTACAAGTCCTGCACGACGGGCTCAGTGATGCAGTCGTCCAGCGTGTACGCCTTGTCGCGCAGCAGCGTCTTGCCGTTGTCGTTCAGCAGCTCGGATTGCCCGAACGTTTCCGGGTCATTCGCGCCCGTCTGCCCTTGGGCGATGAGCGGGATGTTGCTTTGCTGCTCCGCCAGCTGGAACGCCTCCTGCAGGATGCGCAGCAGGCTCGCGCCGAGGTCGGGAATCGTGAACAGGGCGAAGACCTTGCGCACGTCATCGCTCATGCCGTCGCCGAGGTAGTACCAGAGCTTGTCTGGCGTGATCTCCGGGTTGCCGTCGGCGGGCGCCACGGCGCGCTGGTCAAGGATGATCTGGCTGCCGGCCGCCTTGCCGGCGTTGTTCATCCACGCGCGCAAGCCCGCATTGGCCATGCGCTGCGGCATGGACACTTGCTCGGCCACGCCCACGCCAGCCCAGTGACCGGCCCGGCGGCTCCAAGGGAAGGTGCGGTACGGGAAGTTGCCCGTCTTCTCCAGCGGGTTGAAGGCCACACGGATCACCGTGTCGTTGGCCAGCGTGACGATGGCAAAGACCTGCGCGAGCTCCTCCGGAAGATCCTCGATGCCCGGCGCGCCGAGCGCTTCCATGTCGTCGCGGTTCAGCGTCCCGGTCATGTGCCAGATCGTGAAGCGCGAGTTGTCGGCCTTGTCGCTCGGGTTGTTCCCTTCGACCTTGCACTTGTTCGGGCCCTCCTGCAGCACTTTGTCGATGGCCGAAGGGATGTAGATCGGCTTCCCGGGCTGGTCGCCAACCGGCGCCGTGCGCAGGTTCTTGAGCTTGTCTAGGCTCGCGGGGGACAGGAAGTCACGCTCAAAGATGTAGTCGCCCGAGTGGATGTCTTCGCCACAGCCGGGCGCCGGGAACAGGTTCCACGGGTCGACCCACTTCATCGCCGGGCTGACCTTGGTGACGATCTCCAGCACGCCCTTGTCGCCCTTGACGGAGAACGCCTTGCGCGTGCGCTGATCGGGGAACGGCGCCTTCAGCACGCCCACGCCGATGCGCGCGGAGTCGTGGATCACCTTGCGCATCTGCAGCGGATAGCGGCTTTCCACCATCCAGTCGTACACGCGCTTCTCGGCTTTTTTCGCCTTCTGGGTCGCTTCTTCCTGTTGCTGCTCGGCCGGGTCCACCTGCGGGACGGGAGCCGCTTGCGCTGTCGGCGCCGTTGGACTGGGCGCGCCACCAGCCATGGCCGCCGCCTGTGCAACAGCCGTGGGTTGCGCGGGCTGCGCAGTCGCCGGATTAGGTGCCGATTGCTGGCCGGCAGTGGTAACCGTTACCACCGGATCGGCCACCGGAGACGGTCCAAAGGCGAACGCCTTGTCGTCAATGGGCAGGACGATTTCCGACAGCTTGGCCGCGCCCATGTCCACATAGCGCGACGTCAGCCGCACGAAGGCGGTGGACTTGTTCGCGCTTTGCTGGCTGTCGCTGGTCGTCAGCGGCCCCTGCATGCTGGTGGGTTTGGCCCAGCGCGCCTTGGCAAACTCGCCACGGTTGGCGTCGTCGATGCCGAGATAGGCTTCCTCGCATTCGAGCCACTTGTCCTCGATGCCGGAATCTTTGCGGGCCTTGACGGCTTCGTCGCGCTTGGAGACAACGACCTGGCTGAGAGCAGCAAGCCGGTCAGCGCGCTCCTCATCGGAGAAAACACGCTTGGGACGGGCGAGCTCTCCCCCGCCCGATTGCAGTTCGTCGGGCAGGAGGGATTCGTCGATCATCGTTTGTCTACTTGGTTCCGAACACGCCCGAAGGCGTTACCGGATGGATCTCGTAAGCCTTCCACGCATCGGGCAAAGTCCCGAGCACGTTCACATGCCAGCCTGCAACGAGAGTCGGCGCGGTGATGACGTTGCCCTGCCCGTCGTAGGTGCCGCCCGAGTACATCGGGCCGATGATGCGGATGGCTTGAACACCATCAGGCAAGGGTGAGCCGGTTTCGCCGTACTGGATGAAATCAGCAGGAAGGCTCGCGCGGAAGGTGGCTTCGTCGGGGAAGCGAAGGTAGAGGGTTGTGCTCATTGCGTCAGCACTTGTCCGGTGGCGTTGGGCTGGCGAACGGGGAAGAACAGAAGCTTGCGGATGTGCCCGTTCATCGGGTTGCCGCTGCTCGCCCTGCCAATGCGAAGCGTCGTCGGGCTCACGGGGACCGCGCCAGCCGAATCGGTGACAGGTGCGCCGCCGTTTGCGATGAAGGCGAAGTCGTTGGCCGCGTAGGCGAGCCACAACTTGTAGACGCTTCCAACAGTGAGGCCGGGGATGGAGAGGTCCGCTTGCGTGGCCGACCCACTCGAAATAACGGCACCTGTTGCGCTCGGTCTCCAGCGAATGTCCAGCGAGTTAACGCCCGTCGTCCCGTCGTCAATGGACAACAGCGGCACGCCACTCGCGACGTTGACGAGCGAATCGCCCTCCACATAGAACGTGCCAGCAGTCGCGTTGAACCACGATGAGACTGCCGTCATAGCTTCGCTGTCTGCTGTGCGGGTGACTTGAGCGGTAGTGGTGGGGATGTAGCTGGTGGCAAAGGAGCCTGCTTCGAGCTGGGCTCCCCACGCATAGATGCCGGACGTTCCTGTGCCCGTGAATGCGGCGTTGCTGTATGTCGAATTGACACGCAGCGCAACGTTTGCGGAGACCGTTGCGCTCGCCGTCGCAGTGATCGTGCAGCGGTACCAGCCGCCGCCAACGTTCGTGATGGAAACGGTCGGCGTCCCCAGCCCAACGGAAGCCGCTCCGTTGACCAGATCGAAATTGCCGATCTGGTTCGTGCCTCCGAAGGCTGCTGCATCCAGCAGCAAGTTTCCATACCCGTACTCGCCCTGCTTCATGTAGGCGGTCAGCGTGTAGGTCGTGCCGCTGGTGACGCTGACAGCTTGGAGGACTTGATGCCCGTTCGTGGATGTCGCGTCGGCAACCAGCTTGGTAGCGTTGCTTGCACCATTCGGCGAGCCCGCTGCGTTTGCCGTGAGCGTGGATGCGCTGGCTGCCCACGGCGCAGAGCTGAAGCCTGCCGATTGAAGCAGCAGATTCGTTCTCTGCTCTTCCACCAGCAGCCCTCTAGCTGCAAGTGATACCGGGTCGTAATCGAACCTCGGAGCAGAGGCAGAAACAATGTTTCCGCTCGAATTGACACGCGTTCCTCCCGCCCCTCCTGAGATCGTCAGGCGGGAGTCGGCGCTTTCGCTGGACAGAAAGTCCAGGTACAGCGTCGGCAAGCCGCGGCTGGAAGCCCAGGTCAGAAGCATTTACTGCGCGTAGAAGATCGTGCAGTCGACCGTGCCGCTGATGGTCACGGTCAGCGCGCCCACCGTCCTGCACGGCAGCGGGTAGTACGTGCCGGGGATGGGCGTGAACGTGTTGGCGATCGTGCCCTTGCCGTCGGCCACCTTGATCGTGGGCGTGCTCGTGGCCTGCGACACGAAGATGCCCATGAGATCCACATCGAACAGCTCGGCGTTCGTCGCCGTGATGTTCTTCTTGTCGCCGACTTCAAAGACTCTTTGCGCCATGCTTGGCTCCTGAAATGACAAAGGCCGCGCGATGGCGGCCTGTCGTGGTGTTGGGTTGGATCAGCCCAGCGGCCCCATGCCGGGGACTGAGCTGCGGTAGGCGGGTACTTTGGGAAGCTGCTTCACAACGTTCACCTTTGCGTGCCGCAACGACATCAGCCCGTATCGCGTGGCCGACATCAGGTCGTCGTTCTCCTTGACGATCTTTCCGTCCTTGCGGTGATAAAGGCGGAACTCTTCCCACCAGTCGTGCAGGTGCTTGGCCACTTTCAGCCGTCCGGTTTGCATCCGGTCCAGCATGTCCATGAGGCCGGCTTCCACGCCGTTCGTGCCGTCCTCGAAGGTCGCACGCTCCTTGAGCATGTTCAGTCCGTGGCCGCGGTACTGGTTTGCCAGCTGCTCGCCAGAGCCTTTGTCGTGCTGCAAGCCGTCGTGCGGCCAAGCCACCGGAATCCACGGCCCTTTGGCCTTGATCGCTGCCGCGTGGATCAACGGCGTTGCCTCACGCACTCGATAGGCGTCGTACACATGCACCGTGTCCGTGTCGCGGTCCCACGCCAGCCACGCGGCGGCTGTGGGGTGATCCCAGCCGAAATCGATGCCCACGATGCGCGGCCAGTGGTTCGGGATGCTCACTGGCATCTCGCGGATCACTTCCTCGGCGACCGTGAAAATGCGGCCAGAGCCCAACGTCGGGATGCCCTTGGCGCGGGCTTCGCGCTCGTGCGCCGGGTAACTGGCGATGATCGCGGCGCGCTGCTCGGGCGTGTAGTGCAGCGCGTCTTCAATCGTCATGGTCGTCACATGCGTTCCCGGCGTTTTGTCTATCAGGAAGCGCTTGACTACCGTCGACATCCCAAGCAAGGGCGTGAACGTCATGTACACGATGCCCGCTGTGGCGTTCGTGCGCGTCAGGCCCTCGAAGTAGATGTCCGCCGACGGCTCCTCGTCGAACCACACGAAGTCCAGTGTTTCACCCTGCCAGCGCTCGCGGCCCTGGTCGTACGTCTTGAGGGTCAGGCGACTCGTCCCACCGGAGATATGCCGCACTGTGATGGATTCGACCGCATCGGCCACACCATGGCTGGCCCGCTTGATCTCGAGGATCGCCTCGCGCGGGATGGCTCCGGTGCCCCACTCGCCAGGCTTTCCCAGCAGCAGTCGCTGCACCGTGTCTCGCGTGCCTTGGCTGGTAAGCGATGCGGCCCAGCCTGCCGTCGGATGATCGAATACCGCGCCCTTCCAGCCTTTGGGGTACTGGCCGGTCAGGTGCATCGCCGTCTCGAACGCCGCGCACCAGGTCTTGCCAAGCTGGTTTCCCGCCATCAGCAGCCGCTCGCGGATCGCGAGGTCAGCGCCGTGGATGTGGAAAGACTCCTGCTTGGGGTACGGCTTGTACGCCATCAGCCTGCGGCCACTGGCTCGCCGCGCCTTTTCTTGCAGCGCCATCGCCAGCACGGTCTTGGCCGGCAGTTCCTCGAGATCCTGCATCAGTGCAGCCGGACGCCGAGCTCCTTGGCCTTGGCTGCGATCAGTCGGTCCAGCACGTCGTCAGGGAGCTCTTCGACGGCGTGCTTTTGCTTGTTGTCTTCCAGGAACAGGCCCAGGTGCTTCATGGCCTGCTCACGGGCGCCTTGCCGCTGCGCCCACTTCACCTTGCGAACGAACACGGGCGCTTCCGGCGAGCCGTGCTGTTCGAACTCCACCGAGGTCAGCGCCATGCGCACGTCCTCCGGGAGCTCGGTGATCTTGCGCAGGTTGCCGTCCGCGTCGTACAGGTTTGCCGGGTCGAACGTGAGTTCCTGCACGATGCTGCGGATCACCAGCTCTTTCGTGAGCTCGTACTTCTGCGCCGTCTTCTTGCTGCGGCGCGCAATTTCGGCGGCAACCTCAGCATTCCTCAGCAGGCGCGCAGCATTCGCTTCGGCGGCGTGCCCCTTCGCTTCGTACCCTGCCCGCTTGTAGGCGGCAGTCGCGTTCAGGTCGATCAGGTATTCCTGAACGAAGCGCTCTTGTTTCGGGGTCAGACTCACAGCCCACGTTCCATGCGAGCCAAGCCGCCAATCGTCAGCGTCTTCATGATCTCAGTACCCGCCGCGGGACTTGAAACCAGCGTCCAGGTCGGCGTCGGCGCTGCCGTCGTCAGGCATCTGACCGTCAGCCTTGATCGCTTCGAGGGCGATGGTCAGGGCCTCTTTCACGTTGGAAGCGGGCTTGTACTTGGATTCGTCCTCGTACTCGCCGGACTCTTCGGATGCTGGCTCCACGCCCACACGGAACGAGCCATCGGGCTTGACGCAGATGACGACCTCGTAGCCCGCGTCTTGGCCCTGGTCCTCGCTGGCTTCGTCGGCGCCGCCGTCTTGGAGGTCTTCGGGATCAGCGGGGGCTTGTGCGGGATTCGTGGCCATGGTGTTTCCTTTTCGGATGGGTGCGCCCCATGAGGGCTTACGGTGTCAACGGCTTGTGAGCCTCGCCGCTGGGACGCTGCCCTTCGCGATGCCCGGGGTTTCGCGGTATCGCATTCGCGTGAAGCATCTCCGGCCATTTGCCCCTGACCGGAACCTATCCCCGTTCTAGGCGTGGCTTTCGGGGTGGCAATAAAAAGGCCCGCACGCGGCGGGCTTGCAATGAGTCCCTTGCGGACTCAGGAGCGGAGACAACTGTGGGTTCGGTGGCCGGTGCTGATCTCCGGCTTGCCGGTTTCAACAGGGGCTTGAGGCACTCACTCGGCTTGCGCCACCAGCAAGAGCGGTCACACCACGCCACCTGAATCTCGCGCATCAGCCTGCGCATTCACCGAATTCAGTAACCCGCCGGGGTGCGCATCGTTGAGAGGCGTGGCGGGTGTTGTTAGTTTTGCTCTGTCTGGCCCCGCGCTACTAGGGCGTCCGACTGTCTAGGCTTGCCGGGGGTCAGCCCGGTAGAGACCACTCGCGCTGTAACGTGACTAAATCGTCCTCGGCGGTCGGCGTTTGCGCAGGCGTGTCTGCTTTCCACGCCGCAGAACAGAGCAAAAGCAAGGGGGCTAGCTAACATCGCTTCACCAGCTGAATGGGAATGCCCTACGTTTCCTCGGTGCCCGCCCAACCCCTTGCGTTTGCTGTCTTGGGGGAAAAGCTCCGCCCGCGATGGGCGGGATCGACTACTCTTTTTGCGTCCGGTCTCTTCCCGTCCGCTATACGATCACGGTCCTATTCTATGGACTGTTTCAAACTTTGCAACTGGCTATTCTTCCGGCCCGTTTTCGGCCGGTACACGCCAGATATCCAGCGGGTGCCGCTTGATCGATGGCCACGGGAGAACGGCGTGGTGAACGCGCCGCGCAGCACTCAAGTTGTCCAGCACCTTTTGCGCGAACGGCTCATCAAAGATACCCAGATCCAAAAGCAGGGAGCCCACTACCTGATAGGCCTCGTAGCAGACCAATTGCGCCTCACGCGCCGGGGGGCAGCTGCCGTCGAATCTTTCGTACCTTCATCACAGCTCCACTTCCTCGCCCAGTTTGCTCTTGACGAAGGCTCGCATGGCGGCGATGAGAGGAGTCTTGCCATACGCCGGGAAACCCATGTCGCCGACACGCGCGACCCACAGCGAGAACAACTCACCGTCCTTTCGGACGTTGCCGCCTTGCCGAAGCCAGATTCCGTGGCGCTCAATGATCGGTCCAGCGTCGCGCCAGTCCGTGCTGGGCTCAAACCACTGTCCGAGTGGGTCGGCCGCATCTTGGCTCACACCGCATCGGCCATTTACAACCTCGAAGCGTCGACCCTCGGCCTTGGCAACAGCCGCATCCAGCAATGCGCCTTCCAGTTCGTCAGTTTGATATTTCATGTCACAACTCCAATCGAGACGTCAATGCTCGCATAGCCGCTGGTCCCGCCTGCCCCATCGCCCTCTCCATCTCCGACACCAGCCAGCGGGCCAGCGGACGATACTCCTGCCGAAATTCTCTCTCCAACTCCCGGCGACCGCCGCCCTTGCAGCACTCGCAGGCCGCATCACTCAGGACGCCGCCGACGCCATTCTTCCCCGTCCCGGGCACCAACTGGTAACCCGTCCCACCGCACGGATCACACCGACCGTTGCGATGCCACGCAAGGCAGGCGCAGGCCATGTCATGACAGGCGGGTTTGCTGATCTTGACCCGCAAAGCCCACGATTGCTCGAACGCCATCCCGGCCAGCAGGCGCACGACCTCGTGAGAGGCTCGCGGATCGCCGGCAAACAGCCGTTCGAGCGGCACGGCCAGCGGCGCGGGTGGTAACGTTTCCACGTCTTCCTCACGCGGCCCTGTGCGGCGCTTTCCCGTTGTCAGCGCGCGGTCTGCCAGGCCGTAAGCTCCGATCACATCACTCGAACTTCGGAACGTGCGCTCTTCCACGCTCATATCCGTGGCGTGCACTGAGGTCGAATAGCGTTCGGGTAGTGTTGGTTTCATTGCGGCGAGCATTTGGAGTCCCCTCTTGAGTGGTAACGGTTACCAGGTCAACTGCGTTGTCGCGCGCCGACGAACGCGTCAGATCGGCGGAAACACTGAGCGAGCGGTGTCCGCAAATAGCTGTCGGAGTGCAACCAGGCTTGGTAGTCGCGGGAGCGCTCGTAATCGCGGAATGCAACGATAGGTGCGTCGCCCCAGCCGCATCCGTCCTCCGATACGCAAGCGTATTCCGCTCCGACTTTTGCAATCAGCGGCTTCACGGCGTCCCTCCCAACGGAGCACCCGCCGTTGCCGGTTGGCACTCCCAGGAGCGCACAACCTGCTTCCCATACCAGCGCTCTTCCACCATTCGGGTGCAGACCTTGCCCGCACCTTGCATCGTCTCGAAATGAGTTGGATGCGCCGCCGAGACATCCATCATTGCCCAGCACCACGCAATAAGAACTACCGCGCCGCCGATGGTTGAACCGAGCGCGATCGTGAGCCGTACCCAATGTGCGTTCATGTGCGCCCTTTCATCGGTAATAGGTGATGCCGTCGTCGCACAGCCAGCCAGTTTTGCCGCTGGTAGACCCTATGCCGACATTGCCGTTGAAGTCGATGGTCGTGATGGTTTCGCCTCTCATCTTGGCGACGACCTTGCAGCCATGAGCGAACTTGAACCGCTACCAGTCGTTGTGGTCAACGATCTCGGCGACGATCAAGAAAGCGAACAGCGCGCAGCCGCCCCAAAACACCCAACCTGCGCCGCTCATTGCAGCGGGCCCCCATCCGGCCCCACCAGCGCAGGTGCATCGCTGGCGATGTTCCCGACCGCATCCACGATGCTGCGCTTCGGAGCTTCGGCCAGCATCACCGAACCATCGCCGGGAAGGCCCTGCGTGGCAGACTCGTACATCGCCATCGCTTCGCCTGCGAGCTGCGTGAAGTTCGCATTGACGTAGGCCGCGAAGATCATCGCGGGGCTGTCCTGGTTGGGCTCTTCGTCACGCGGAAGAAAGCCGATGTTCAGCTTTCCATCGGTCGCCTTTAGGAAGATCACGCACTCGGCGGTGTCGAGCTCGCGGTTGATGGACTGTTCGCGGCGTTCTTCCGCAGTTCCTCTTGCTTTGGCTTCACCCATTGACTCGCTCCTTCAAGTCCTCTTCAAGTCTGGCGCGGACCGATGACGCAATGAAGCTGCGGCCAGGCCCAAATCGGAAGAAGTTTTGGACCTCGTCGCGCACAGCCGATTCAATCGCGGATGTGGTCTGATCGTTCAGAATCCGTTGGATGTTCTCAGCCGTGCAGACGCGCTTCACGGCCTCATCAACTTGGTCGCCAAGATCCTGCGCGTGCTCCATGAAGGCATGAACGATGGATTGCTCCATGCTGCGCAAGCGCAACTCGATCATGGGAATGCTCAATGGCCTATTCATGTTTTCCTTTCAGTCTTCTCCAGCTGTCGATGCCCCGCTGGGAGCGGGCGTGTCTTCAAGGGTCAATGTGTCGATGCCGTTGCCGCAGCCGCTGTCCAGCGCGCACGCGACTTCGACTGCTCGCCGGGCATCGCAGCCGAGGTACATCGCCGCCAGCGCGAACTCCCGGCCGCTGCCGATGGAAAAGTGCTCGTCCTCGAAATAGATCGGGTACGGCGTGCGCTCGTAGCGTGCGATTACCGGCCCATGCTCGCCGCGGCGGATCACCAGCAGCCCAGCCCAGTCGTCCTTGTCGCGCTGGCTCCTAGGAAAGTCGTCTGGATCCGCACCTCGCATCCACCACGCGCGCACCTCCTCGCCGTGTGCGGAGTCGCCTGCGTAGGCAAGCAGGGCGTTTCCGTGGCGGAAAATCTTCGTGGTCGTGCGAATCGTGGTCCCGAAACTGGCGCGCTTGTCAGCGGCCAGCGTCTTACCGTCCCAAGCAATGACGCTCATTCGGCAGCTCCCGGCGTTGCGTTGAGTTGTTCCAGTGCCCACTGCGCCGCCCTGCGGAACCGCACGGGCTCGCTCGGGTCGTTGGCGATGCGCCGCCACTCGATCACCTGGTCAAGATGCGCAAGCGCGAATCGGGCTTGCTTCTGGTCGTAGGTCGGGCCGTGCACGCCGATGGGCTGATCCAACCAGCGGTGGCAGGAGGCACAACCCCACACGCTGTAGCAGTCGTCAGCCTTACGGGCACCAGCCTTGCCATGAACGCTCGCGTTGGAGTGGCAGGCCACCGTCGTATCGGGGTCGCCGTTGCACACTCCGGGAACGCGCAGCAGGCACGGGCGCTTCTCGGCCATCTCCAGCAGCGCGGGGTTGCGCTTCGGCGATGTCTTTGGCGCCGCGCTGGTCGTTCCGCCGTACACCCCGCGATGCAGCGATTGAACGGTCGGCCGCACGTAGGGCTTGGGTTCTCGCTCCACGCTGGGCTCGTGGCGCTTGGAGCGCAAGGGCGTGCGGCGCTTGAGCGGTGTTCTTTTCATGCCCGCTCCTTCGCCCGCAGCTTGATCGGGCACGGCGAGTCCTTCGGAGGCTCGGGGAGCACGAAGTAGCCGCCTCTCGGAGCCAGCCGACGCCAGCAGTTGACGCACTCGGGGTGCACCTGATGGCCGCTGGCTCCTGCGGGCTTGCCAGCGCAGCGGGCGATATCTGCGAGAAGGATCACGCTGCCACCTCCAGAATCTCGCCAGTCTCTTGATCAACCTCGCCGGCCAAGCTCGCAATGCACCACCGCACCGGCACATCACGATCGCTTCCCCAGGCCATGATGTAGTCGCACAACTCGACGCACTCGGCGCGCGAGAGCTTGCTGGTCTGGCGGAACACGACATCCACGCCATGGCCGTCCAGCGCGGGAAGAATCTCGACGCTTTCGCCGCGCGCGCGAAGCCACGCTGCGGTGAGAAGTCGTTTCCAGGTGTCAACGTCGCGCTTGCTGCCGCACCATTCGATCTGCTTGGAGATGTCGCTGAGCCGGGAGTGCAGGAGACGGTTTTGCTTGTCAGAGCGATTTGCAGGACGCACCTCCAGCACGAGGCGATGGCCTGCGAACAGAAGCGACTTTGCGTGCTCCCACGCCGCCTGAATCGCCTTCTTTGCCTGCACTGGCTCGCGCAGATCCACGCGCAAGAGGATTTCACTCATGCCGCAATCGCCAGTTGAGGATTGCGCGCATGCCCGCTCTGACTCACCTCGTCCAGCAGTTCCTTGCGCCCGTCGTCGTAAACGACGGCCAGCCTCTTCGGTAACGTCTGCGCCGCATGGAACGCTCCGTGCGCAACCGAACGGTTGTCCGTCCACTCCACGGTCCTGCCGCCTGCCGTGACCTCGAAGATCGGATACCGCTGCCTGTGCTGCACAACGCCATGGATGTGTCGCTCCAGCACTCGCCGTTCCACCGGATGGCGCGGCGTGTAGTCGATGCCGTTGAACGTCTGTTGCTTCGTCATCTATATTCCTTTCAGAGGTCGAAGTTGAATGTCTCGTCAATGGCATCGCCGACTTCGCGGAAGAACTGGCGCGCCTTTTCCCACAGCGAAGGGCCGCGCGGCTGCCATGCCTTTGCCGGCGGAAGCGGCCAGTTCTCCGTTACCGGGTCTTCGTCGACGACAAGCGGCTTCGGAACGTCCGAGAAGCTCAATGCGTAGTCATGCGGATTGATGTTCATACGGACCTCCATTGAGCAAGGGTCATGAACGGGTTGGCGTAATCGCGCCAGGTCTTGTGCAGGCGGATCTGGCTGATAACGGTGTCATCAACGCCGAGTGCTTGCGCCACTTCCGTGTTGGGCCTCGCATCGGCTCGGATGGCGTCAACGTCCTCTTGCGTGAAGGGGCTGCGCACTCTTGCCGCCCTGGCCAGGTTGGCGCAATGCACCAGGGATCGCGGCATGCCGGTCAAAACCTTGCTGCGCGTCGTCCCGTAAAGGTGTTCCGGTCGCGTGCATCCGTTCACTTTGCACCGGCAAGTCGCAACCAGCGCACGGGGATACTCGCCCCCGTTCATGTGCGCAAGGAGCACGCGCCGCACGTTGATGATCTTGCCGAGGTACTTGCCCTGCGGCTGCGCGCCATCATGCAATGACAGCTTCCAAAGCCAGCAGCCGTCCACGCCTTCGTCGACCACGCAACGGTCCTTCACCCACGACAGGAGCTCGGGAGGGATGGCCTTGATGCCTCGCTTCATGCCGCACCTCCGAACCGCGCGATCAGCGCTGCATCCGCCAGAGCTTGGCCCTCTCCTTTTTTGTCCAACGCGCGCCACTGCGGCCATAGTTGAATCGCTCGCGCCCGCGCTGCATCCTTTTCGGTGCCAATCAGGCCCGCGCCCGTCTTCCACGACTTCGGCGTGATCAGCGTGTGTGGGACACCGACGCCAGCGACGGCACCCATCAAAGAACCGACGGCATGGCCGAAGCTGAACATGGATGTCACGCCCTGCCCCGGCATCGCGCCCACTTGCTCGACGTATGCGTGCGCAGCGCTGCAGGCGATTCCGCGGTGCCACTTCTCGAGCATCGCAGCCAGAGCCGCCGCGTTCACGCGCGAGCTCTTGCCAACCTTCAGCACTGGCATCAACTCCCATTCAACGGGTTGGCCGTCTTTGCCGAGCAGCACAAGTGCACCCGAGATACCTGGGTCAATTCCGATCAGCACGATTCATCTCCAATCTCCGAACTGGCCGCGATTGCCCAGCCGCCACTGATTCGTGATGTCATTGCGCAGCCTTTCCGCGGCGTCAGCGCCGCGTTTTTTGCCGATGCTTTCGAGCACGGTGGCGAGCCAACTGCGCCCCTGCTCAGGCCCTTTCTCGGTCCGCCTGCGAATCCACTCGCGCACCTCGCACTCATGCCGCCACTGCTCGTCCACATCAGACGTCCTCCGTGTAATGTTTGCGAGGCGGGGCTTTGAACTCCGGCGCGACGATGGTTTCCGTCCACTGCTGATAGGCACCGTCAAAGGCCAGCGCGAAGGAGCCGATTCGGCCTTGTCGGTTCTTCGGCACGTCGCAATTGACGACCTGCAGGCCGTTCGGGTTCGCCTGCCCGCGGCTCAGAAGCATCACGATGTCCGCGTCCTCTTCGATGGCGCCCGATTCCTTCAGGTCGCTCAGAACCGGACGCCCATTCGCGCGCTTTTCCACTTCGCGATTGAGCTGGCTCAGGGTGATGAAGCAGACGTCGAGCTGCTTTGCGAGCGTCTTGATGCCGCGGCTCAGATGCTCGATTTGATGGTGCCGGGTGTCCTTGTCCTTGCCGCCCGCGCATAGCTGCAGGTAGTCGATGACGATCAGCTTGACGTCGTGTTGGCGCTTGAGCATGCGCGCCTTCGCGGCGATGTCGGCAAGCGTCAACGCGGGCTGCTCATCGAGGAACAGCTGCACGTTGCGCAGCTTCTCCACGGCTTCGGTCAGGCGCGACCAGTCATCGTCCTCAAGGTTCCCAGAGATGATGCGATCCAGCGGGACTCTGGCAATGTTGGCGATTGCGCGGTCGGTGAGTTCGTCCTTGGACATTTCCTGCGACAGAAACGCCGTGGACAGGCCCTCGTGCAGCGCAACGTGAATGCAGAACTGCTCTGCGAGGGACGACTTGCCGACGGATGGACGCGCCGCGAGGATGATCTGCTTGCCACCTTTAAAGCCGCCGCCCGTCATCCGGTCGAATGCCGGGATGCCGCTGGGGATGCCGCGAGGCTCGGTGCCGTCCGCCGCAGCCTGAATCCGATCCAGCAGGCGCACGACCGATGCGCCGATGTCGGTTGGCATCACGCGACCCGTGCCAACGTGGATTTCCTGCAGGCGCTGCTGCGCGGAATCGAGAAGTTCGCTGACGGCCCGACCTTGCGTATTGAAGGCGCTGGTTGCAGTTTCGTCACAGGCCGCAATCAGCCGGCGCAGGACGGCCTGCTCGCGCATGATCTCGGCGTAGCGCCGGATGTTCGCCGCGCTCGGGCTGAACGACGCCAGCGAATCAATGTAGGACAGCCCGCCCGCCTCTTGGTCTTTGCCTGCGGCCTTCAGGTGCTCAAAAACCGTGATTGCGTCGACCGGCTTGCAGGCGTTCGCCAAAGCGCCGACGGCGCCGAAAATCAGACGGTGCTCATAGCGAAAGAAGTCCGACTCCGTGACCAGATCGCCCACGCGGTCCCATGCCGCCGCATCCAGCAGCAGACCCGAAAGAACGCCGGACTCTGCTTCGATTGAGTGAGGCGGAGAGCGAAGCTGCGCGACCTGGGCAAAGGGCGGCTCAATCAGCTGCATGCGATGCCCCCTCCATCTTGCGCAGCCGCGCCTCGAGCACGCGCTTTTGCTGCAGGCCGGTGTTCGACCATTCCGCTGCGCCGTCGGCGTTCACGATCCATAGCCCATACCAGCGGCTCTGCACGCTGTTCTGGAACACTCGCGGCCAGTCCTTGTAGCGCTTGGCTTTCGCCTTTTCGTCGCTCGTGTAGCGGTCCTTGAACACGAGCCAAGCCACCTGCAGCATCTCGTCGCCAATGCCCGCGTCGGCGCAGTACGCGCGCACGGGATGCTCCGGGGGAATGGGCTTGCAGCCCTCCTTGCGGCAAAGCTCAAGGTAAGTCTTTAGCGTTGCCGCTTTCGATGCTTTCGGCTCGGGAGCGCCCTCTCCTGAACGTAGTGAAGGAGAGGTAGTAGATGAAGATGAAGATGAAGAGCCGTCACTTGACGTTGCACCTAACCCCACCTTTGGTGCGCCCTTTGGTTTGTCCTTTGTGTCGTCTCCGAACCGTGTTTGTTCGCCGCGAACTGACCGCAAATACTCGTCTTTGACCATGCGGCTGGAGTACCAAATCGGCCCATCTTGCGAAGCCACGAGGACCACCGGCTCGCCGTCTTTGCGAGCGGATCGTGGGGTGTAGACGAATGCCTCGATCAGGCCCTTGTCCTTGCCCTTCATCACGCCCTTGGAGGCAAGCTCTTGGACGATCTTCAGCGGGGCGCCGAGAGCCTGCGCGATCTCCTTCAGCGGCCAGTGCAGCACGCCGTACTGGTCGCTGTCGTGCATCAGGCCCATGACCTCAACCCACACGCCGCGGGCCTCCCACGAGCAACGCCGGAGGTTGGCGTTGTTCCGCCAGTCGGCGGGATAGAACTGAAAAGAAGGGCGCCTCACGCATCAGTCCATCTGGTAATACGGGGCCACCGGCCATCCAGCGCGGCTGAGGGATTCGCACAGCGCCTGGTTGGCCGCATGCCGCTTGTTGGCTTGACCTGCTCCAGGCGGCTGCACCATCACGCCGCGACCGAACCAGCGATGGGGGTCGGCCTGCAACCCGGCCGCGCGCAGCGCGCGCACCACGGGCTCTGTGCGCTCGCCCTTTCTCAGTGAAAAGAACGTCGCATCCAGATTGCACGTTCCGCTGTCATCAGAGGCGGCAGCGGTGGATTCAGCGAGCAATCGCGCGACCTTGGCGTCTTGAAGTAGCTGATCAGCGTTAAACATTCGTATCTTTCGGTGCCCCGGGCTCGCGCTGCATGCGCTCGTTCTGCTGGGCTTGCATGCGCGCGATCTGCTGCGGACTGCGCTTTGCAATGGCGCGTTCAAACTCGATCCGCCAGTACATCGCGTCGTGCCGATGCCTGTCGTCATTGGTGCGCTGGTGATTTCGGATGGCCGCCTCGATGTTCTGGCGAGCCGTTTCGATGCGCTCCTCGTTCTCGAGGTCCGCGTCGTGGATGACGTTGCTCAGGTCGTCGCTGGGCTCGATGGAGTCATGTGAGCCATCGCCTACATCCAGAAAGGCGCGTTGCTGGCCGATACCCACGGAAGACTCTGTTCCAATCAACCAGTTGGAATTCGTGCTCACGATTCCTCCGCAGTCGAAATAGAAGAGTTACCGTCAATCCCGAGCGAGCGGCACCGCTTGTGGTCCTCAGCGCCGATGCGCGCCGGCACCCACGGCTGCGGACGCCACGGCGTCGCGTCGATGACAAGCTCGCGGCGCCCAGCAACCGATGGCTTTTCGCGCAGCTTGGCGCGGCCTGCCTCGGTGATGCGGTATTCGTCGGCCTTGGTGTGAATCACCAGGCCCTCGTCGACCATCTCGGTCAGCCAGTTCAGCACATGGCGCGCGGACACCTGAAGCGTGACTTCGCCATCGGTGAAGGCTTTGATGTTGCGCGGGCGCTCGGCCAGCATGCGCAGAATGCGGGCGCGGTGGTGGTCGATCACGCTGCGGACTCCACGTCGGCGAGCAGCGCCTGCTTGCACCGCTCGTACGAAGCGGTCCACGCAAGGGCTGCATCGCTGTAGATCGGGAATGGATTGGGCTGCTCGGAACCAGTGAGGCGGTAACGCTCGGCCGCGAGTTCCGCATCGCGTGCGATTGCAGCGCGGGTGTACAGCGGCTCACTCACGCGCGCACCTTCAGCGAAATGAGTTCCGAATTAAGTCCTTTGGAAGCGAGCAGGCTGCGCGTACTCTGCGCCCTGAGTTCCTCAGGAGTCTTTCCATGAACGAGCAGGTACACAACATCGCGCAGAACATCGCTGGAGTGCTTGTCCATCGAGTTGCACAGGCGCAGCCAGTGAGCGTGCGTCTGCTCGTCCACCAGCGTCTTCACAGGCTCCGTGTACGAGCCAAAGGGGCCGCTCATTCCTCGCGCGAATCTCGGCGACGCCGCGCCATCGTCCGCGCCCTCTTCATTCATGTCCCCATTCATCGTCGATGCTCCTATTCGTGGTTTTGTTGATGGATGCAAAGGAAAAGAGGGTTGAGCTGCCTACGAAGGTGCCGGGGAAATGGATGGCATCAGCTCCTCGCTTCCAAGTCGTCGATGTGGATCTCGCCGCGGTCCACAGCGGCGAAGTAATCGAGCAGCGGCTGGATGGTTCCCACGCGCGGGTTCTCGCGGCTGCCGTACACGAACTTGCGGATGAAGCTCGCAGTGACTCCGGTGGCATCGCCGAGCGCATCAAAGCGTGATGCGCCAACCTCATTGCGCAGCCGACGCTTCAGGTAATCCGTGATCGACTCGACTTGTTCCATTCCATTTCGTTCCGAATTCGGTACAAGTATGCCATACCGCTTGCGGAATGCAAGGGGGGACGATGACGCAATGGAAGAGGACTCGTCAGGCCCACCAAATCCGGTGCTGGCCGCGAACATGAAGCGCCTGATGGCCGGGCGCAGCATTGACTTCGTGCGCCGCGCTATGGCCGACGCTGGCGTTGCGATCGGAGCGGGCAGCCTGCACCGCGCGCTCAAGGGAGAAGCGGGCAGCCGCCTTGAAACGCTCAAGAAGATCGCCTCGTTCTTCGACGTCTCGCCTGACCAGCTGCTGCAGCCGAACCTGGGGCACGACCTCGACGTGGCGGCGGCACCTCGGGCGAGCTACATGCCCAGCTCTGTTGCCGGCCTGCCCGTCGTGGGCACGGCCAAGCTAGGGGACGACGGCCACTTCTACGAGCTTGAGCACCCTGTCGGCCACGGCGACGGTTACATCGACTGGCCCAGCCGGGACCAGAACGCCTACGCCCTGCGCTGCAAGGGCGACAGCATGAAGCCACGCATTCGCCATGGGGAGTTCGTGGTGGTCGAACCGAACCATCCGGTGGCCCCCGGCGATGAAGTTCTGGTAAAGGCCAAAGACGGGCGCGTGATGGTCAAGGTGCTCGCGTATATCCGCGACGGAATGGTCTACCTGGAGTCAGTCAACGAAGCCCACCCGAAGCTGTCCATCGCGCAGCCCGATATTGCGGTCATGCACTACGTGGCGGGGATCGCCAAGAGCGCGCTGTGGCACGTAGAAGCCGCAGTTCGGCCGTCGGCCAGCGCGGAGGAAGAGCGCATCCTCGAGCAGGCCCACGCTCTTCCGAACCCGCCCGCGCGCAAGCCGCGGCGCACGGCGCAGGACAGAACGGAGCACGCGCCAGCTGTGTCAACTAAGCGCAAGTCCTAACAAATTAGCTCAGCAAGAAACACGGAGGCTAGTGTAATGTCCTGTTACAAAATGACGCGATGGAGTTTGGGACATGAACGTAGTACGGCTGCTGCCCCGATCAGCGAATCACGAAACGGTCGCGGCGCTGAAGGCTCTGGCTGCGAGGGCCGAGCGGGGGGAGGTTCTGGACATCGCCCTGGCCTATACGGATTCAATCGGCCGGGAAAAGGCGATTTGGACGGGACGCTACAAGGACGCCGAGGTGGCTTTGCGAACCGCGCTGCATTGGTCAAGCGAGCTCGTGGATCAAGCCTTCCAGCCCTCGTCGTTCTCTGGGTCGGCCTTCTAGGGCTTGCTGGCTGCGCGTCCACAACGGGCGTGCGGGTGGTTTACCACTCGGACCCGGAGGGCGCCACGATGTACGAAGGCGGCCGGCCTGTCGGCCAGACGCCGCTTGTTCTGAATTACGCCGTCACCGACGAATGGCGTAGTGGTCAGTGCATCAAGGCGCGCGGCTCCGAGGTGAAGTGGGCGAGCGGCGCCACCGCTTCGGTCAGCTACATGAGCCTGTGCCCGCCGCAAGGCTACGAGCAGCACTACACGTTTCAGCGGCCCAACGTCGCGGGTCGGGATGTCGATGTGAATTTCGCACTGCAGCTGGAGCGAAATCGCATCCTGCGCCGCCAAGCCGAAGCCGCGGAAGATGCAGCAGCAGCGCAGATCCTGCGCTCCATGCAGCAAGCTCCCGCCCCTGCGGCATTTCCACCTATGACCAATTGCACTACCCGCGTGAACGGCAGCCAGGCGCAGACCTCTTGCTGGTGACGGCAGTGGGATATCGGGGCACACGTATGAGCATTCCGAATCGCGCACTATTCGGCTCCCTGCGGATTGTTCGAGCCATCTTGGGCGCGTACGCTGCAGCGGCGTTTGTCACTCTCCTCGTAACGCTCATTCAGTACATTGCCGGAAACGTTGAAGCGGGTGCCCTAATTCTGTCTGGGTCACTCTTTGGCGGAGCGCTCATCCTGTTTGTCGGCATGCGACGCGCGATCAATGCGGCGCACATCAGGCGTGTCGGCGAGCCGCACCCGAAGATGAATCGGTTTGCCGCGCTTTGACGCAACTGCGCATCGCACTTTGCATCGCCATGATGCTTGCAGTCGTGAACTCGCAAGCAGCTGGGCCGAGCCGGAGCACCGCCGCTCGAGCAGCCTTCAAGCGAGCGCAGCCCTGCCCGTCCACCGGCCTGCACCGTGGCGCGTGTCCTGGGTGGGTCATCGACCACATTCAGCCGCTGTGCGCTGGCGGAGCCGATCGCGTCAGCAACATGCAGTGGCAGACGGCGGCCGAGGCGAAGGCCAAGGATCGCGAAGAGCGAAGGGTGTGTCGGAGCATCAAACATGGTAGAGATCACTGACGTCGTCGTGGCGAGACTCAAGGCGCTGCCGAAGCGCATCGAGAATCCGCGCGCACGCAACACCAAGAAGGAAAAACACCAAGAGCGCAACTATGAAGTGACCGGAGGCGGTGAGCGATTCAGCATTTTTGTACGGCAGAGCGCGCGCGTGCCCGACGGCTTTTCGTGCGGTCTGCTGTGGTTGCCTTCCGGGGGCGGCAAGGTAATTCTTGCCCGATACAACGGAGCAGATCATCCTCACCGGAATACCATTGAGGGAGATCGAGTGGACTTCACGTTCCATGTTCACACGGCCACGGAACGGTATGCTCAAGCTGGCGCGAAGACGGAGCACTACGCTACCGCGACCACCCGATTCAGCGACGTGAACGGCGCCTTGCGAGCGCTGCTTGCCGATTGGAATGTTGCCGGTCTTGAGCAGCCTGCGGCAGAATCAGGGCTCATATGAACGCATTGGATGTCGGCGAACTCAAGCAGCGGCTGTGTCAGTCGCTGTGTGCCGACGTGTCCGTCGTTTCCCGGGACGATGGCAGCGTCCTATTGGACACGCCGTTCTACTTCCCCGATGGCGACGGGTATTCCATCTACCTTGAGCGCCTGCCGAGTGGGGGATTGCGCCTGACCGACAAGGGCATCACGATGATGCGCCTGAGCTACGAACACGACGTCGACAAACTGCGCGAAGGAACGCGCGGGAAGGTGTTCGGCCAGATCCTCGCCGAAGGCGGCATAGGCGACGACAGCGGCGAACTGTACTTCGACATCCAGGCCGAAAAGATCGGCGAGGGGCTGTTCCGGTTCGGGCAAGCTCTCACGCGCATACACGACCTTTCTTTCCTCAACCGAGTGCAGGTCGAAAGCACGTTCTACGATGACCTGCGCGAGTCGCTTGAACAGATTGTCGGTGGCGACAGGCTCATCCGTGAGTACGTAGCTCCCACGGTGCCTGACGCACAGAACTACGTGGTCGACTATGGCGTGGATGCGAAGCGGCCTCTGCTGATCTTCGGTGTTCCCAGCGCGACGAAAGCCCGCCTCGCAACGGTGATCATTCAGTACCTACAGAAGCACGACTTCGCGTTCCACAGCATGGTCGTCTACTCGGACATGACGCAGCTGCCTCGGCCTGACGTCGCGCGACTCACCAATGCGGCGAACGATCAGATAGCGTCAATTGACCGCTCGGCGATGCGCCGGAAGATTGAGGAAGCTCTCGCAGCGTAGCCCACCAACCGCACCCACCTCCTCAAGCCCGCCTAGCGCGGGCTTTTTTGTGCCGGCGCGCCACTACGTATACACATAGGTAGTCAAGCCCATCCACTTTCGTACCGATTGCGGTTGCATTACGTACCGTTCTCGGTATACTGCTCCCACACCGCCACCCAACAGGCGAGATAACCCCCTAAAGGAGCAGGCAGATGGCAAGGGCACTCGGAACCGACGACAGCGTGAACAGCTGCGATTGCTGCGGCAAGTCGAACCTGAAGTTCACCGTGGCCGTGCAACTGGATGACGGCGAAGTCGTTCACTACGGCCAAGTGTGCGCAGCGCGCAATACGGGCAAGAGCCAGCCGCAGATCAACGCCGAAATCAAGGCCGAGCACGCCCGCAAGTGCGCCGACGCCCTGACGGAACTGAAGTCCTCGCCCGAGTACGCCGCCCTCGCCGCGAAGTTCGCTCAACGTCCCCGCGATCTGTTCGGCCGCGCCGCCGCTGATTTCGTTCGCGCAGAGAGCGACGCCGAGTTCGTGAAGCGCCAGCAGATCGCCGCCAAGTTCGGCATTCGCGCGTACGAGATGCACGCATGAAGGTCGTCCATCTCAAGGCCGCCAAAGCGGCCCGCGAGCACAAGCGCTACAGCAACGCCGTGCTTGAAGCGTACGACCGCATCGAGCGCAACGTGAAGCGAGTGAAGGCGGAAGAAGCGTCCGAGGTGCGGCGCAAGGCCCGCAAGAGCTTTTAACCACTAAAGGAGCAGGAGAGCATGGAGCAATCGGATCAAGGACTGACGGCCAGCCCGCCGCGCCCGCCCTTCAAGGTCAGCGGCGTCGCCACGATCAAGCACCTGAACGTGCGCAAGGAAGGACCCGAGGACGAGCGAATCCTTGCGGTGGACGTGAAGCTGGAAATCAAGCACATCGATCGCCGCCTCTGCGCCTACTTCGATGAAGCGTTGGAAGCGTTCCTCTGGCGCGGCGAGTCCGACGCGCTGATCGCGCGCAACACGTTCCTTGCTCCGGTCAGCTACGGCAACGAGATCAGCAGCGCGAACGTGCGCATCGGCATGGATTCGTTCGTCGGTTGCGATGTGCGCAAGTTCTCGATGGAGCCGCAAGACGGCGGCGTGATGACGCTCGCCTGCAGCGTTGCGCTGTATCCATCGACCTCGGATGTTTCCTCGCTCGCCAAGCTGGTGCAGGAAGAAACCTCGGTGTCTATCGAAGGGCCGCCCGACTTGTTCGCAACATCGAAGACGGAGGCCGCATGACCCCCGTAAACATCTTCGGCGCAGCCCTAGAGAGGCTGAACCCGTCCAATCGATTCGAGCCCGAAGGCGAGCTGATCAGCGTCGGCGGAACAATGCTGGAGCCGATCAACGACGAGCCGCCAGTCCACGCGATGAAGCGGCGCTACAGCGGCTTCGGCCTGGACGGCAAGGCATGGGTTCACTGTTCCACCTGCAAATGGAATGGCCCCGTGCGCGAGCAGTCCGACGACTTCATGTCGTTCAAGCTCATGGGCGACGAGCGCAACCACCGCGACACGATTGGAGAGATGGCATGAACATTGAAGGCTGGTACTACCTCCACACCAACGGCGACTTGATCTTCAAGCGCGACTATGACGGTGTGGCCGCCGACATCCGAGAGAGCGACTTCGCACGCGCTCTGTGGCCGGTGGATGCGTCTGACCGCGAAGGTGCGTGGACCATTCTCATCGAAGCCCTTGCGGCGGGGGCCACGAAGCAGCGGATCTCTGAACTCGCCGCTAAGTGGCATTGCTCCGATGAAGACGCGGAGATTTATGCGGATCGAGTTGGCGCGCGAGTCTTCAAGGACGGCGCGGCGTGGTGCGCCACGCGAAAGGACTTCGACAACCTGCAGGAGTCCCCCGCAGGCTTTGGCGATACCGCCCTGGAGGCCCTTGCGGCTCTTGCGAAAGAGCTGGGCTATCAGCCCGCCAAGATGTGGGGAGCTTCTTTCAAGCAGCTGCTTCGCATCGAGCGCAGCGACTTGGCGCGGGAATGCGATCAACGCGCGGAGTTTCGGGGAGGCACGCGATGACCGACTTTGAGCTGGCCGTGAAGACTGCGGCCGAGAAATCAGTCCTGAAGATCGTCAGCGAAGGACAGTGGGTTGCGCCCAACTACGCGAACCGCTTCAAGCTGCCCGCCGACTTCATGGCGGATGTCTGGAAGCTGGTCGATGCTGATGGCCTGAAGCGCGCTCTGGCCACTCGCTTGGAAGCCGAACTGGCAGACCGCATCGTCACCCACATGGCGGCGGAAATCTCCACCGACATCAAGCAGCTTCTGTCCGTCAAAGAGCGGCGCGAAGAGTTGCGTGCCATGGCGCGCAAGTACATAGACGAGCTCGCAGGCGGGAGCGCAGCATGAGCGAACAACGCACTCGTGGACTTTCCGCACTTGAACGTGCAGAGCATAAGCGCCTGTCGCGACTCTGGGCAGTTGGCAAGGCGACGCGCCGCCAGATGGATCGGTGCATGGAGCTTGATCGGAGATCGGAAGCCGCCGCCAGGAGCGCAGCATGACCTCACAACGCAGCTACAGCGGCGATGCGGCGAGTTTGCAAATCTGCCACTGCCCGTGTTGCCGCGACGGCATCGAAGCGCCCCATGAATACCACCTAGAACGGCGGCTGATGCCGCAGGCGTGGGCACTCACCCTGTCGGCCCTGCTGGTAAAGGGCGACACCAAGGAATTGAAGGCGGCTAACGACCTGCTGGGGGCGAAGTGCAGGCGGGAGCAAATGTCGCGGACGGCGGTCCTGATGGAGTGGGGCGATCCGCGCGAGTGGGACGCCGCCCTTGGCGTGAAAGGACCGGAACATGGTTGAGTGGACCCCACTTTACAGCGGCGATGCGGCGAGCGGATGGGAACGTCGGCAAGCGTGGGGCGTTGGGACGGGTGTGCTGCATTGGGGCGACTGGAAGCCCTGCACCGAGGCCGACGCGCGGCGCGTCACCGGACTGCGGACATGGGAAGTGCGGCGCATCGCGCCTGCCACCGAAACCGCTCCTACCAACGACAGCGGCGATGCGGCGATATCGATGCGCGACGAGGTCGAAGAGTTCGCCCAAGGATTCGACGGCTGCATGGTCGATGGAGTCGGCGGGGAGATCGATGTCGGCGAGGCAATCCGCACATGGGCCAGGCAACGCGATGCACTCGCTCGGCTGGGCACCCCCGCCACCTCCCTTACCCACGCAGCGAGAGCGCAGAGCCGCATCGATCAATTCATCTTCAAGTGGATTTGCAGCGAATACGAATTTAACACCGACGACTTCAAGCAAGCGAAGAGGGATTTCCTTGAAACCGCCTACGCCGAAGGCCGGGCAGATCAGACAGAGGAAGCAGGAGAAGACGCGCGCGGGGTGAAAGGGAGCCACGATGCCCAAGGCTGAAGTGAACTACCTGAAGGCAGTTTTGTTCGTGGAGATGAACGGCGAAACGTATCGGGTAACGCTGCCGAACGAACGCATGGAGTTGCTGCTGCCGCTAGCCGCATCCCTGTTCGACAACGGCAAGTTGGGCCTCGCGCCAACCGACCTGTTCAGCTTTGAGGCAGTCCGCAATGCTGACGCCGCCCTCGCGGCAGATCAGATGAACAAGGAGCAGCAATGAGCAAGCCCGAAACCGAAATCATCCGTCGCATCTACAACGACGGCCATTTCATCGAGATCCGCGACTTTCCAGACGCCCCAAATTATCTGGAGTTGCACACCGAAGGCGAGAACGCTGACTACTTCGGCCCCGTCGCTATCTCGATGCATCCGGATTTCGCGATGGCGCTAGGCAAAGCCCTGATCGCGTCCGCGGCGGAGAAAGGGGCGGCTGAATGACCGCCCACCGCAAGCGCCTGCTGGGCGGCATCGCCCCG